GAGGTCGGCAAGTTAAAAAGATCCCCTGCACACAGTGCGCCCGGGAGCGATGGGTTCGAACGCTACAGCAACCTGACTCCGACAAACCGAAGAACCCGGTCTGCGTCAAGTGCAAGAAGAACAAGAACCGCACTCCGAAGACGACGTTCTTCGTGCGGACCAAGCCTCGGAAGCCGTGGTTCAAGAAGGGCCGCAAGCGGCAGAAGAGCGCCCATTGAAGCTCCTCCTCGGCTGGCTTGCGATCCTCGTGGCATTCCGCTATGCCTACCGCCTCGCCACTCGCACCAGGGCGGAGCAGCGTGCATCCTGTGATTGCCGAGGGTGTCAGGATGCCTGAGTCTGTTTCGCGTGGAACACGCCTACTCACTCTCACCCTAGCCCTGATCGCTTTGGCTCTACTGGTTTGGCTCAAGGTGGGAGCAATGCAGGAATGCTCTCGGGTTATGCCTCTTTGGGCCTGTCTAATCCGCTAATGTCGTGTTACGATTCTACACATGGCTGAGAACGTTTCACGTCGAACAGTCCCAAAGGATTCAAAGGATTCGCCACCCAAGCCACGGGGCGTCCCAAAGGGCTACATTCAGGCCAAGACGATCCAGAAGGAAGAAGCCAAGGCCATACTACGGGAGCGCGTGATAGCCCGTCTCCTGCCCATTGTGGACGCCACGATAGATTCAGCCACAGGCATCAGACACTTCATGCTCCGAAATCCTGACGATGGGACGTTTAAGCGTCTGACCGACGCAGCGGAGATAGATGCAGCCCTGGCCCATCCTGACGCCAAGGAGGGGTCTAGTTTCTGGATCTACGTCAAAGATCCCCAGACTCCTGCCGCCGCCGACCTCCTGAACCGAGCCATCGGGAAGCCTGTCGAGGAGGTGCAGGTTGAGCACTCAGGCGAGGTAGGGCTGATTGACAGACTGCGGAGGGCGCGTGAGCGTTCCCGCGCTTAGCGCCGAGGCTCAGCTTCAGGATTGGGTGGGCTCCGTTGCGGAGGATCCGCTCGCCTTCGTGCTAGGTGCGTTCCCGTGGGGAGAACCAGGCACAGACCTAGCCGAGATTGACGGGCCAGACGAGTGGCAGCGCCAGTTTCTCATCGAGCTAGGCGACCAGATCAAGGCCAGAGCGTTCAACGGCAAGGATCCAGTCAACCCGATTCGCAAGGCCGTCTCTTCAGGTCACGGTGTAGGCAAGAGCAGCGTCGCGGCGTGGATGGTCTGTTTCATCATGTCCACCCGGCCCAAATCTCACGGCACGATCACTGCGAACAACTACACCCAGATGCAGACCAAGACCTGGGCCAGCGTCCGCAAGTGGATGAAGATGTGCATCACTTCGCACTGGTTCAAGGTCACGATGGAGACGGTGACTCATGTTGACCATCCCGAGGACTGGTTCTGCGGGCTTCAGTCGAGCAAAGAAGAGAACAGCGAGGCTTTCGCGGGACAGCATGCGGCCGGCGGGTCGTCGTTCTACATCTTCGATGAGGACTCAGGCATAGGCAACGCGGTCCATACTGTGGCTGAGGGCGGTCTGACCGATGGGGAGCCCTTCGAGTTCCTGTTTGGCAACTGCACCCAGAATTCAGGCCACTTCTACGACGCCTGCTTTGGTCGAATGCGGAGCCGGTGGAATCCGACCATCGTAGACAGCCGAAAGAGCAGGTTCACGAACAAAGAACAGATCAAGGAATGGGCTGAAGACTATGGCGAAGACTCCGACTTCTTTCGGGTGCGCGTGCTCGGGTTGCCGCCGAGCGCATCAGATGCTCAATTCATCGATCAAAATCGCGTCTTGGACGCCCAAAAGCGTAGTGTGGTGGTGCTCCCCGACGAACCGCTGGTTGCAGGCGCAGATCTCGCTTGGGGTGGCGGAGATGACAACGTGGTCCGATTTAGGAGAGGCCTCGATGCACGCTCGATCCCTCCCATCCGCATCAAGGGCGAGTTCACTCGCGATCCTGGAGTGCTCACGAACCGCCTAGCCGATGTCCTGACCCGAGACTACAACGGCCACCAAGTCTCCATGCTGTTCTTGGACTCAGCCGGCATAGCAGGTCCGATAGCCTCTCGCCTGCGCCAGTTGGGCCATAAGAACGTGCAAGAGGTCAACTTCGGCTCAGATTCCCCGAACAATCAGCGCCGATACATGCGTGACCATATGTGGGCCGAGATGAAGGACTGGCTCCTCGCGGGAGCGATTGACAAGCATCCAGAGCTTGAGGCAGACCTGACCGGACCCGGGCTCCGACCGGACAACAAGCAGCGTATCTGGCTTGAGTCCAAGGAAACGATGAAGAAGCGCGGAGTGGATAGCCCTGACGATGGAGACGCCCTTGCTCTGACCTTCGCGGCCGAGGTCAAGGCACCGAAGCAGTATTCAGCCAGTCCACCTATGCCACGGAGTGCTTGGGTTTGATGAGGAGATTCTGATGGCATACGATCCCAAAACAGGGAATGACAGCTACAAGCGTTCCGAGGACTTCGAGAAGACAGTCCTAGCGAACTACAAGTCTGCCCGGGACACGAACAAGGCCCAGCTAGACCGTGAGATCGAGGACCTGTCGTGGCAGGTTTCGGAGAATCAGTGGGACGAAGCGACTCGGGCAGACCGCGGGCCGACCACGATAGCCGGGATCATGATTCCAGGCCGGCCCATGCTGACTATTCCCAAGATCAAGCAGCCCATGTCGATAGTGGACAATCAGTTCAGGTCCGCCCATCTTGGAGTGAACATTCATCCGCTATCCGAGGATGCAGACGACGACACCGCCGAGGTGATGCAGGACAACTACCGGGCCATCGAGCGCAATTCGAACGCAGGACAGGCGCGATGGTGGGCGTTTGACAGGGCTAAGCAGGCCGGACGCGGGTATTACGTGGTCCGGAGCGAATACGATGACCAGACGGACGATCCCTTTGACCAGAAGATCTGTATCGACCGGATTTTGTACCAAGATGCAGTGTTTATGGACCCTGCGGCGACCAAGGCGGATAACTCCGACGCCCAGTGGGGCGGAATCACTGCCTGGCTCCCTCTCAATGTCTTCCGGCGCCGCTGGCCTAACGCTGAGTTGAGCAAGCAGTTCGACGGTGAAGCCGAACTAGGGCAGAAGCTGGACCTAGACACGTTCGCTACGATCACTCCTGAATGGGTGGACAACGGCGGGAAGTCGGTTCAGGTCGCTGAATACTGGCACAAGGAGTACAAACCTCGGACCATCAAGAGCAAGGACGGCAAGAGGGAGCGAATCATCGAAGATTGCGAGATCCGGTGGAGCGTTCTGGCCCCCGGAGCGGATGGGCTTGAGACCGTAGAGGAGCAGGAGTGGAACGGGGATCAAATCCCGATCATTACCGCGGTCTGGAGCGAGCTTCAGCCGTTCGACGAGGAGCGACGCTTCGAGGGAATGGTCCGGCCGGCTCGAGACGGGGCCAAGCTGTACAACTTCATGGCATCCGAGGCGGTTTCTGTCATCGGAAGCCTGCCCAAGTCTCCGTGGATTGGGGATGTTGAGCAGTTCGAGCCCTATCTCAATGCATGGAAGCAGTCCGCAGTCAGAATCATGCCGTTCCTGCCCTATGCCTCGGTGGTGAAGAACGGGAATCTCCTTCCTCCTCCTCAGCGGACAAACATGGACGCATCAGGGCTAGGCCCAATGATGGTCATGCTCCAGCAGGCCGACGACTTCATTCAGTCCAGCACGGCCACCCCGGATCCGGTTCTTGGCAAGGCGAACAGCAAGAATCAGTCAGGCAAGGCTATCCAGGCTCTCCAGGGCCAGTCTGAGGCGTCGAACAGCGCCGGTATCCAGAACTTCTCCGACGTGACCATGCAGTACGAGGCCCGAGTGGTTCTGGGCATGATGAAGCGGCTATACGACCGCAAGGGCCGGATGGTCCATGTCGTGAATCAGGAAGGCGACATCCGGCCTGTAATCCTGAACGCCCCGCACGTGATCGACCCCAAGACAGGCCGGCCTAAGCTCGTCCCTGCCCCTGTGGAGGGCCAGACGACCACGATGCAGCCTAAGCCTCAGGGCAAGATCTACGACCTCAACAAGGGCTTCTATGGCGTCTCAGTGACCATCGGGAAGAGCTTCAACACCCGGATTGAGCAGGGCTCGGCTCAGCTTGCGTCGATCATGGAGGCTGATCCTGAGTTGGGAGTGGTTCTGGCTCCTGTGTTCCTGCGGTTCCAAGATGGACCCGGAATGAAGGAAGCGGCGGAGCTTGCCAAGGAATACCGGGACATGAAGTATCCCGGTTTGGGCAAGCCGAAGGACGGGACCGAGACTCCAGAGGTTTTGCAGCAGAAGCTGAAGGCATCGGAGATGCAGATTCAGCAGATGCAGCAGGCTGGGGCTGAGCTTCAGAAGCAGATTGAGACCGATCAGGCTAAACAGCAGGCCACGATGCAAAAGGCTCAGATTGACGCACAGACCGAGCAGGCTCGCATCGCGGCGGATCTCCAAAAGGCCCAAATGGACAACGAGACTCGGATCAAGGTGGCTGAGATCGCAGCTGGAGCCAAGATTGACGCGGAGAAGCTGAACGCGGTGATTTCGCTAGCTCTGGACAGGTCTAAAGAGGCTCAGGCTGCCTTTGATCGGAGACATGAGGCCCAGTTGACGCACCACGACTCAGCGCACGAGTCCGCACTCCGAGCCGAGGAGAGACAGCACGAGACTGAGATGGCAGAACGGGCTCACGAGCAGGGTCTGGAGGGTGCCGAAGTGGAGCATCAGCAGGGCATGGAAGCGCAGGAGCAGGCACAGGAAGCCGCGGCGGAACAGGCTGCACTTTCGCAGGCAGATGGAGCAGAGGAATGACGCAAGTGTCTGTAATCTGGGACGAGACAACCATCTGCTTCGGAAACGACTGTCCCAACTGCGAAAGAGAGCGAATGAAAATGAGCTACGGCAAACCCACGGTAAATGAGCGTCTCCGTGAAGCCTTGGGCACGATGTACAAGGAACTAAAGGCCACGCAGCGGCGATTGATGCTGAACGAGGCAGTTCTGACCCATCTTCACAAGCGACTGAGCCTCGAGGTTGAGATCCCACCGGAGTTGATGAAGCCTCAGCCGGATCATGTTGCGGAATGCCATCCTGAATTCACGGCCGAACCTGCTCCTAAGCCGGAGGTACATTGAGCGACAAGCCCCTCCACGTCCAAGTCGCAGAAGCCCTCGGCTGGACCAACTGCTACGACCGAGGCGACGGGCTCTATTTAGGCTCGAATCCGATCCGGCCCGAGATATCCGAGGAGATCCCGCGCTTCGATAAATCATGGTGTTCCACTGGGCCTCTGATAGCTCGGAACTTCATATGTATTTCGGGGACTCACGACTACACAACTCAAATGTGGTGGGCAGAAACAGAAAAATACGTAGGCCGACATCCTGGCAGAACAGACACCACAGAAGGAAGCGACTTCGCTTGTACCGCTAGTGGATTTCTTAGCGACCCTTATATCGCTCTAGTTGCCGTCTGCCGTCTCATAGTCAAACTCCATTCCGAAGGAAAACTGAAAGCATGAGCGAGTATCACGTGTTTACCGGATCAGACGGGATGAGAATCGAGTCCAACACTCGATCAACCGATCAGATGGCGCGAGCCTTCGCCGCTTCCGAGGCTGAAAAGGCCCCTAAGACAGCCACACCTGCCGCTACAGAGCCCGAGAAGCCCGAAGTTGAGTCAGAGGCCACAGAAACCGAGCCAGAGGCTCCTGAAGTCACCACGGAGGCCAAGGACGGCGAGGAAAAGCCTGCCGAAACCGGCAAGGACAAGAAACTCGGCAAGCCCCGGCATGATCCAAAGGCCAGAATCGACCAGTTGACCCGGGAACTTCGCTCGATGGAGCGAGAGAGGGACGAATTCAAGGCCAAGTTCATCTCGAAGCCTGACGAGATCGAATCCAGGGCAAACGCGGCTAAGCAGGCTCTGGAAAGCGTCAAGCCTGCGACCCGACCGAAACTGGAGGACTTCGAAGGGGTCGAAGAGTGGGGCGAGGCTCTGACTAAGTGGACCATCGCCGAGGACCGGAAGAACCAAGCCGAAGAGGCCAAACAGGCGAAGTTCAAGGCCGATCAGGACGCGAAACTCAAGACCTTCTCAAACAAGATGCAGGCCCATCTCGAAAAGTCACCGGATTGGTTTGACACGGTTTCGGATGACGTGGTAGGGTGGCGCCCGTTAAGCGCACTACGCTCAGACGAATTCGTAAAGCCTGAGAATGTGATAGCGGAACACTTTCTCGTCAGTGAAGACCCCGTCGCACTGATTGAGTACCTTTCGGGGAAGCCGGAAGAGATTCAGCGCCTCTCTACGCTGCACCCGCTGCAACTGACAGCGGCCTTAGGGAGAATCGAAGAACGGCTCGCAGCTGCTAACCCCACTGCCACAGTTGAAGAGCCTAGCGTCAGCAAAGCGGCCCCTCCTGCTCGGCCAGTAACAGGCGGACCACCTACCAAGAGCGCCGATCCTTCCAAGATGTCTTTCGAGGACTATGCCAAATGGCAAGCCGCGGAAGACAAAAAGGCAGGTAAGAGCTTCCGGTAGACCAATAACTGCGGCTGAAGCCGCATTTAGAGCAGTGCATGCCGAATCAAGTTCCAACCAGTGACTTGATCACAAAGGCGGCGGGGTATGGGTATCAGAACAACCTCGGTTTCGCCAAGAAGATCAACCGTGAGTATTCAGACGAGTTCCTGAACAAGGAATTCACCCCCGGAGACACCGTAAAGGCTCGGATGCCTACCCTCTGGTCGGTTTCAGAAGGCCAGGCGTTTCAGGAACAGGCCATTTACGAGACCTTCGTGCCGATCACCGTGGAAAAGCAGTTCCACGTGGACATGGGCTTCTCGACGTTCTCTCAAACCTTCGACATCCGAGAGATTCGAGAGCGCTATATCGACCCGCAGATGGAAATTCTGGCGAACAAGGTCGATATGTACGCGCTGGCGAAGTGCACCCTCGATGTCTACAGCATCGTCGGCACTCCCGGCACCACTCCGACCTCTCCTCTGACCTTCCTCCAGGCCGGCGTCAAGCTGACCAACCAGGCGGTCGGAAAGTCGGGTCGAGTGGCGGTTCTGTCTCCTCTCACCAATGCCACGCTCTCGACGGCTGGCGCTACCTACCTGAATCCGTCCGGGGCTATCTCGGAGGCTTACCGCAGTGGTGAGCAGCCCGACAACAGCTTCGCGGTGCAGTCGTGGAATGAAGACCCGAACGTGCTTTCGTACCTCACGGGCACGTTTACCGCTTCGACTCCGATTGTGAACGGCGCGAACCAGACTGGTTCTTCGCTGATCACTTCGGGTTGGGCTTCCGGCGCGTCTTCGCTGGCTCTTGGTGACACGTTCACCATTGCCGGTGTCTACACCGTGAACCCGATGTCGAAGAACAACACCGCGCAGCTTCAGGACTTCGTGGTCACTGCGGCTATCTCTGATACCGCTGGTGCGATGACGATCAGCATTTCGCCCTCGATCATCACTTCCGGTTCGCTTCAGACTGTCTCCAACTCACCGGCTGCTAGCTCGGCGATCACTGTTCGTGGTGCCACTTCGGCGGTGTCTGGAACCCTCGCAGCGACGCAGACCGTTCAGAACCTCGTCTTCAACAAGAACTTCGCCACTCTGGTGACGGTGGACCTGATGAAGCCGAACGGTGGGGCTGAAGTGGGCCGAATCTCCTCGAAGGAGATGAAGCTCGCTATGAGAATCGCGGAACAGTGGGACATCAGGACGGACAAGAACCTGACCCGTGTTGACGTGGCAGTTGGTGCCAAGACTCTCCAGGCCCGTCTTGCGGCCCGGATCGCGGCGTAAGGGGGAATAGCAATGGCTCTCACCCGAACCACACTCGCAGCGGCCTGTGCCGCTGATGCCACGTTCCTCAGCGTTGCCTCCGCGACCTCAATCGCGGTTGGCAGTGTCATTCTGATTGAAGGTGAGCAGATGGTAGTGACCAAGGCTTACGTCTTGGGTACGACCAATCCTGTTCCGGTCCTCAGAGGTCAGAACGGCACTCTGCCTGTAGCTCACCCGATTACGGCCGGAGTCGTTCACGGCTCTCCGTCTGATACGGAGTGGGGCAACGTCAGTGCTCAGACCGCGGCTCAGTTCATGCAGGCTGGCCGTTCCCGGAAGTTCATCAGCATCACCGCGACCTCGAGCCTCACGCTCCCGGATCCCGGGAATGATCTGCTGGTGATCCTGAACGGAACCTCGGTCATTACGCTCACTGTTCCGGTGCCTACCAAGGCAATGGACGGGACTGTGCTCACCATCGTAGGAAACGGTGCCGCCGCACACGTTCTCACCTTCACGGGTGGGCTCTCCGGTGCGGGTTCGTCCTATGACGTGATCACCGTCAATGCAACGGCCCCGATTGCGGTTCAGGCGATCGCCTGCAACTCTCTCTGGGTCGCCCTCGCTGCCATCCCGGTGGCTGGCACCGTGACCAACGTCACGGGAACCCTCACCTAAGGAGACGCTATGGCTATCAACAAGCTTCGAGGAACAAAGAGCGCAGACGGTACCGCGGTTGTACTCCCGTCGCGTACCGGTTCCTACGGAGAAGCCTACGCGCTTCCCGTTGGTACTGGCCGCATGATGATGGCGGACGAAGGCAGCTACTACGTTGCCCAGAACGCCACCGTTGGTACGCAGTTGACCGGACACGTTGCTCCGGCGATTTCTGATACCAATACCAAGTCGATCATTCACTTCTATAACCCGGCCACATCGGGCAAGGACGTGTATCTCGACTATCTGGTGCTGACCACTGTCGTGGCGAACGCTTCCGCCACCGCAGTGGATTTCCTCGCTTGGACAGACCAGAAAGGCGCTACTGGCCTGACGAGCGGCGGAACGGCAATCACCAGCATCGCGAATACCCGTGCCGACTCGACCAACACGACCGGAATCACACTCACTGCTGGAGCATGCGTCACGGCTCCGGCGACGAACATTCACCGAGTGCTTCAGCGCACTGTCAAGCCGTACATCGGCGTTGCACTGGACTCGTACTCGTTCGTATGGGGAAACGGTGCGTGGGCTCCTACCGGCTACGCGCTCATCACGGCGGTAACGAACACGATTACTTCGTGTGCGCCTGTCGTGGTTGGTCCTGGCTGCAACTTCTACTTCGTGCAGACTGGTCCTTCCGGTGCCGCTACGGCGATGACGTTCGAATTCGAGATGGGCTTCTGGGAGCGATAAGATGCCTGCCACGGTCACACTAGCGCAAGCGACGTTGACCTATGGGGTCGATTCCGGCGCGGGAGTTCTCACGCTCTCGTCTACGGCCGGAATCGCCCCCAAATCGTGCCTTTGGATTGATCGGGAACTGTTCAATGTTCAGCGATTGATCGACGGCTCGACTACTCAGGTAGCTGTTTCCAGGGGTGTAGATGGTACGGCCGCGGCGCCTCATAGTTCTAGTTCTGTGGTCTGGATTGGAACGCCGAGTCAGTTCTTCGACGTGGATCCTTTCGGGGCTCCAGGAAGCGATTTTTCGGTCTCGCCTTGGATCAATGTTCACAACGGTCTAATGTGGCTTGCTCAGGGTGATGCTCAGCCGAATGGGCAGACTTATCGCTGGTGGCAGCAGGTTGCTACTACCTACGGTCAGGGCGCTCTCGGTATTCGTACCCAGACTCAAGATCCGACCGTTTCAACCTAGAAAGCAGGAAACATGTCCCTCGGTTACGTGAGTTACAACGGTGTCCCGGTTTCCACGGAAACCCCCCTCGGAAAGCATTTGCTTACTTGGGAGCGAAAGTCTGACTACCGGCCAGAGAACAACCCCTATCCTCGGATGCTGTACAAGGCCGTGAAGGGTGGAGACGGGATCGTTCGTTGCCTTGAGGATGAGCCCAGTCCATATCTGTACCAGAACATGGGTCTTCATCAGCAGGCTATTGACCGGGTTCGCGTCATCAACGAGTCCCGGGTCATGACTGTTGGAACCGAGGAAGAGCATAAGAAGGCCCGGGAGAACGGCTGGAGAGATTCCGCGCAGGAAGCCATTGATGCCATCCACGGCTATGAGCATGACATGCAGGTCGCAGCGGCTGAGATGGCCTACCGTGACCGGAACATGAGCGAGCCAGCGAAGCGTGAAGTGCTGGCCTACGCCGCGACCACCACGGAGCAGGTTGTGACGATGCCGGAGGCTCGGACGGTGAAGGAGCACTGGAAGACCCGTCAGAAGCGAGAAAAGGACGCTGCGAAGGCGGTTGCGTAGTGGCTGTCGAGTTTCCGCGGATGCTTTTTCGTCTCGTTGAAGACGGGAAGCCTCTGGACTTCGAGGATCCGAAGAACACGCTCACCGTGTACAGCCTTCCTGAGCTTGAAAAGGCTCTTGATGATGGCTGGCTTGTTCACCCTCTCCACGAGAGCGAAAAGGGAGTTGCGAGTCATCAGACGCAGATCGCGGAGATTCGAGCAGAGTTTCCCAAGCCTGATGGTCTGATGGAGAAGATCAAGAAGGCTTTTCACCCGGATAAGACTTCTGACGCTGCGGATCGGGAGGATGACAGGGCCGAAGAGAGGGCGTTTGAGCGTTCTTCCGATCGGGCGGCATCGAAAAGCCGAAAGAAGTAAATGGCGACAGTCGCGGACGCAGTCACCGACAGTCTGTCCCGGATCGGAGCGATAGCGGCCGACGAAACCCCTGTGTCTGGGGACATGGCCAAGGGTTTTGCCATGCTCAACACTCTGACGGATGCATGGGGCGTGGAGCGGTTCACGATTCCGTACATTCTTCGGACTACAGCGACCCTGACAGCGAATCAGACGAGTTTCACGGTCGGCACTGGCGGAAACGTGAACATCGTGAGGCCGGTTTCCTTCACCGGAATGGCGTTTATCGACACTTCGCAGAGCCCGAATCTTGAAATCCCGATTCGGATGCTCACGGACGACGAATACCGGCTGATCGGGATCAAGTCTCAGACCTCCACATTGCCCTCTGTGGGGTACTACAACCCGACCTATGCCTCTGGGATGGGGACGCTGTATCCGTGGCCTATACCGACCACTACGACGCTGCAATGGGTGCTTTACGCTCCTGTGGCGGTGCCTCAGTTCGCCTCCACGGCTACTTCCCTCGTGGTTCCTCCTGGATACTATGAATTCATCGTAACGAACCTGGCTTACAAGCTCTGCGCCCCGTTCCGGGTTCCGGTTTCGACTCGTCAGGAGATGAAAGAGGAAGCCCAGGCGACGAAACAGGCGATCAAGGACGCGAACTGGCGCATGTCGGATCTTCAAAACGCGGCCGGCGGGATGTTTGGCGGTTCTGGATATTGGGACCTTGACCGGTTCCTGACGGGGCCGTGATGCCGGCCATTCCAAACTTCATCGGGTCCTTCAATCGGGCTCTTTCTCCGATTGCGGACATCGAAAACACGATGAATATGTACTTGGAGAAGGCAGAATCTCCCGGCGCCATCGCTCCGCTTGTCCTGTACTCGATTCCGGGCTTTGAGAATATCTCTACTGCCTCGGCCGGATTCGGTCGGGCTCATATCTTCATCGGCATGCGTGAATTCTTCATCTTCGGCACGTCCCTGATCGAGGCAAATCACTTTGGGGTGATGACTGTCCGTGGAACAGTCGCTCTAGACGGGAATCCGGCCACGATCTGCGGGAATGGTGATGCTGGAGGGGAACTGTTCATCACTTCCGGGGGAGTCGGCTACCTCTACACCCTTGCCACGGATGTCCTGACCACGATTGCGCTCCTGAATCCGTTTACCTCGGTTCAGGCCACGGCCACGATGGGCTGTTCGATGGACGGATACTTCATCTGGCTAGATGCCGTTCACGGGTTCGTGTTCTTCTCTGGCCTGAACGATGGGACGACTTGGGATCCTACCCAGTATATCCAGCGCTCACAGGCTCCTGATCCGTGGGTCGCTATCGGAGTGTCCAACAAGTACCTCTACCTCCTCGGGGATCAGACCGGGGAAGTCTGGTACAACGCCGGAACGTTCCCTATTCCCTTCGTTCCTGCCTCTGCCGGCCTGTTCAACTATGGCTGTGTAGCACCATTCTCGCTCCATGTAGTCGGTTCCTATCTCGTTTGGGTCGGACAGACCGCGAACGGCTCAGGAGCGGTGCTGAGGATCACAGGATTGCGTCCAGAAGAGATTTCGACGGATGCCCTGAGGATTGAGTTTGCCTCTTACCAGAGCCTTGCAGACGGGATCGGGGACTCTCACGATGTAGGTGGGCATTCGTTCTACACGGTCACCTTTCCATCAGCGAACAGGACGTGGGCTTTCGACATGACAACCCCTAGCTGGTGCGGGAGGGGGTTCTGGAACTCGACTATCTTCAGCTACGACGCCTGGAGGCCCGGGTTTCATGCCTTTGCCTTCGGTGAGGACAGGTTCCTAGACCTCAAGGGCGCCGGTCTGTACCGGATGAGGAATGACCTCGCTACCGACTTGGACGGGAACGGGATCAGGTGGGAGCGGACCGCTCCTGCTATGGTGAATCAGAACCTGATGATGTATTACGGCACGCTCGAGGTGATTGCACAAACCGGGATCGGATCGTCTACCGGGCAGGGTGCTGATCCGCAGATGATGATGCGTCAGAGCAATGACGGTGGGCGGACTTGGGGTGTCGAAGCATGGCGCTCCATGGGCAAG